AACTTGTGGTTTTTCTGCCGGTGTCTCTACTGGAGTTACTGGTTTTGGTTGTTCAACTAGTCGTGGTTCAACGTATGCAGAATCACAAGATTTAAGAATAGCAGCCGCTAATGCCTTGCCACCTTTTTCACGAACAACTGCAACGTCATTTGTAGCCGGTGCGTCTTGGTCGTCGATAAAGCCAAGTTCAATTAGAGAAGCTAGTGGTTCAGTATCTCGAATAAATCCAAGTCTACCGAATCTTGTAGTTGCGTCTGATTTAACGCCACGTGAAGGAAGTCCAGTATAAAGAACGAGTGGTTCTAACAACTCTTGGGCGAATGCCTTAGATGTTGCAATTCCATCGAAATAAAATACCTCTACTCCATCACCACCACCTGCGTTCAAGTGAACCTCGATACATAGGTCGTGATATTTGTCAGTCGTATTAGCGTTAATCCAGTTGATACTATCAACGAGTCCAAGGTGGTGAGGGACAATAACAAGTTGTCGTCCTTTCATATCTTGGGCTGATAATAGCGCAGCAGCTTGGTTAACGATTTGGATAGTTAAATCCCTCTCGTTAGTGCCGTTGCCGACTGCTCCCGGGTCTGCGCCACCGTGTCCGGCAGCGATAAATACTTTAGACATTTTTTACCTCCTTTGGTAAGTTAAAAGTTACTCGGTCGTGGTATTCTGCTACTTTCCCGTCGTTCCATTGGTTCGTCGGTCTAATATATCCCACGACCCTCGAGTATACTTCACATTTAGTTCGTAAGTGTTTTAAGTTCTCCATCTTTTAGCTCCTTCAAAGCGCCAAAGATTTCGCCAAACCTAGTGTTGTCTTGTTGAGAGTGTCCTTCGAAGTCTTCTCTTAGCTTCTTGATTTCCATCAAGATACTTTTTACCGTGTCTCGGAAGCCGGGGTCTTGATATGTAAGCAACTTTTTTAGTGCCTCATTTTCTCCCTGTAACCGATTGACTTGAGCTTCTAACTCTCTCTTTTCAGCACGAATAGCTGATAGTTGTTTCTCGAACTCCTTTTTAATCTCGGCCATTTCGCAACGTAGTTGTTCATTAACCTTTTCTTGAGATTCCGCTAGTGTTTTGTAGTTATGAATAGCCTCATTCGCTGCCTTATTGGAATTGAACTTCCATATAAAGTAGGTTGCGACTATAAGTCCTATACCTAGCAAGAAGTGTTGAGCTGTTTCTGGAAAGATTTTTATAAAATCCATCTAAAAACCTCCTACTTTTTTCCGTTTGCTAGGTTTCAGTTTTGCTCTGGATTTACCTAGTGCCACTACCTTAGCTCGGGAAACTTTCTTTTTAGTTTTTGTTGTGCTTTCGTTTAACGGTTTGCCAATCTTTGCTTGTTTATTTATACTTTTGCCATACTTTTTTTGCTGATACTTCAGTTGTTTTTCGAGGCCAGAACCCTTGATAACCGCCCCATTTAGAGGGTCAAGTTCTGGGTGTTCTTCGAAGAACTTATCGTAGCCCATACCCGCCGAACGGATTGCTTGCATATAAGCAAGTTTACCGCCTTGGTCTTTGGCTATGGTTGCGCCCCTTTCGAATATCAAGTCGCCTTCAAGGTCATATCTGTCTGGCGTGACGAGACCGATTTCTTCACGCTTTGCGTTTTTCATTGCCTTGTTCTTCTCTTGATAATCTTTAACGGCTGCATTGTCGTAATTACCCATTGCTTCTAAGTCCTTAACGTGTTGAGATTTCTCAACATAGAACTCGTCGGCTTCTGCTCCTGCGTAATCCCCTGTTCGAGAGTCACGTAGGCCGTTGTAATATTCAGACCGCTTGTCTTTGAAGTTCTTATACCACTCTTGCGCATAGAGTTCTTTTTCGTTCCATTTGTCACCCTTCGCTGTTTGAGCAAATACTTGCTTTGCTTGAGTTAGCGTCAGATCGTAGATTGGGTCATAATCTTTTCCAGTATTCTCTTTTTGTGCCTTGTAATATTTCTTATCAAGGACAAATAGTTCTGGGTAGTCTATATAGGCAGCCGCTTTTCTGGCTGTATATAGAAGTGGAGTTTCTCCCTTGTGCATTTGGTGAAGCGTTGGGTAGAGTTTACGTGCTTCCGGACTAACCTTCTTCAACATTGCGTCTCGTTCGTTACCCGCCTTAAATACGCTTGGATTATAGGTAGTTGCTGCGCCATCTAGCCCTTTTCCGATAATTGGGACTCCTGTGTAGTCTGCCCCTCCGAGTTTTTTGCCTTGAGTTAAGGCAGGGTCTAGGAATGGTATTCTTTTAACAACTTGTTTAGTTGCGTATTCAGTCGCTTTTTCGCCACCTTCTTCGCTATGTGTTTGGAAGCCTTTTATAACGTCTCTAACGTCACTACCGACAGGGCCGAGAGCAACAAGAGGTTTTTCCCAAGGTTCTTTAGCGAACTCCATATTTTGAGCCATATCATACATATAGCCATAACCACCGGCACGTGCGACGTTCTCTTTTAACATTCTGTGTAGAAGAGGGTTGTAGTCGCCTTGAGCAACTCCGTCTTGAATCTCGCTCCAAGTATACTCACGTTCTTGTCCAGTAATAGCGTTTCTGACATCTCCAGTTAATTCACCGAAGACTGAACCGACAAATAGGTATCTCATTAGTGGAACGGGATTACCTTTCATTAGGTTTTTAACGATATTGTCTTTTAGAAGTTTCGTTTGCTTGAATGAGAATTTCGATAGAGTCGAAACAATTTCACCTGTGCCTGTTTTTGTTGTCCACCCCGGAAGTCTCATTGTGTCGGTATAGAACTGTGTCTTGCCGACAAACTCATAAATTCCTCTGTGAAGGTCGTCTTGAGACAATCCCTTTTGTGCAATCTTATGAGAGTTAAGACCATATTCTGCTAGTTCGTCCGAGTATTTCTCTGGGTTCTTCGCTAGATTTAGAATAAAGTCCCTACCTGCGATTGTTGCGACTAATCTGTTACCTTTTTCAACTTCCTTGAATCCGTTGATTTTTAGTAACCATTCAGCAGCGTTAACAGCAGGGTTTTTTCTTTGAGCTTCGTAAAGTGCTTGTGTTAGTTCGTCGGTCATTTCGTGAACATTGACACCGGCTTTTAGCGCAAGCTGTTCGGCAGCCTTTGGGTCGTGTGCCGCTTCTTTTATTGCTTTAGCTGTTGTCCTAACACCTGCTACGGTGGCGGTATTCGTGTGTTGCGATATGTTTGATAGGGTTGACATACCCATCTTGGTAAATACTTCTATTCCTTTGATGGTCTGTTCTACATCTGTTTTAGTCCGTCCGAATCTCCAGAGGCTATACATATCTTTGATATATGCAGCCGCGTCGTCGGAAGCGTCTCCGTAAGATTCTCTTAGTCTCTCTAAGTTTGCTCCAGAAAATTCAGCTTCAGCCAATCTTCCCGCAGTTTCTTTATTCCAGTTCGCAAGAATTGTTGCAGGGTCTTGAACATAGAATTTCTCAATCTGCGCCTTAACTTCGTCTGGTAGGTCTTCAAAAACACGTCCATATTCTAGGTCAGCTTTCGATGGCCGTAGATTGCGGTTGTAAAGAGTCTCAAGGATTGAGGCCTTGTCTTTGAATCCGTTTGCTTCAAGAACCTCTTGTAATTGTCTCTTCTGTGAAGGGTCAATTAGTCGTGGGAAGTAGTTTTCTAGGTGTCCAACTGAAACGCCTTGTTTTCTTAGCTCGTTTGCTCTTTTATCAAGCAAGTCTGCGACGATTTTAGCGTCTCCAGTTAATTCTTCACGAGGTTTTGTTCTAAGCTCGTTTGCAAGAGTTTGCCAAAGAGACTTATCCTTATTTGCCTTCGTTTGAATCGCTTGTAGAACCATCTCACCTTCACCTCGGTATACACCTTCGGTTGCTGCTTGAGCCTTGATAATCTTGGCTGTCTCTGGTGAGATTTTCTCGATATTTGTTAGAGTTTCTCGGTATGCTCTAGGCTTTGAGATAGTTTCCTCTATGAATTTTAGAGTTTTACTTTCTGGGTTTGCCTTTAGTCCCGCTCTAACGGCGTCGAGAACTGGTCTTTTTTGAGTTGGAGTTAGCTCTAGGAGTTTCTGTGTAGAAAGTTGTGCTTTCTTTGAAGAAAAGTCCTCAACAGTCTTCCCTAGTTTCTCCATATCTTTTTGAAGGACACGAAGTTCTCTAACTGCTTTGCTACGTTCTTTTCGTAGGGCTAGTTCGTCGGTTGGACTTAATTGTCCGGCTTTTTTCTTAGCTTTTAGTTCGCCAGAAACCTCTTTTAACCAAGCCTTCGTAACATTGTATTCTTCCTGTTTAGAGGCAATCTCTTTGTTAGATTTGTTGATTGTTCGAGTATAAGCTGAAGAGTCTTTCTTGTATTTTTTTAGAGTTTCCGTATAAGCGTCTGCGTCTAGTTTGTGTTGAAGACCCTTGTTTTTTAAGCCTTGGCCTAGTGCTTCCGCACCAGAACCCATCGCGAAACCTAGGGCTGCGCTTGCAGGTAAGTCTTTGGCAATGTCTTTGGCTGATTTGTTTTCGCTCATTCCGTAGGCGACAGTATTTGCACTCGCAAGTCCTGCACCTTTTAAGCCAGTTTTTCCGACGTTTTTCATTCCCTCTTTTGAAAGAACTTTAACAATCTCTTTACTACCTTGTTCAGTAGCAAGTTTTGCTGCTGCTTTTGGCGCAACGTATTGAAACCCTTTTGAAGTTCCTTTGAATACTGAAGAGCCAAGTCCTAGAGTCGCCATATCAATAGCGGCCATACCTGCGTCACCTGCAACCTTTTTGGCAGTAAGTTCTTTGGTAGATTTAGATATATCGAATTTCTTGTCTATATCGTCCATCTCCGATCTTCGAGATTTGTCGAATGAAGATAGAAGTTTAGCATATTGCTCTTGAGAGATTTTACCCTCTTTACGTAGCCTTGAAGCATAATCACGAGCTTTAGTATCTGCTTCGTCGGCTTTTTTCATTACCTTCGAACCAGTATAAGCTCTGATTCCCTTATCGGCTGTATTAAGAAGGGCTGCCACACCAGAGACAGGGAATGTCGCTGCTGCGCCAACTAGACCGTATTGGCCACGTCCGGCATTGTCTGCCATCTGAACGCCCTTTTGAACTATATTACCTTTAAGCGGAGTTTTAGGTTTTGAAGGGTCTCCTAGAAGAAGTCTCTTCCATTTCTCTTTCTTCGCCTTTTCCTCTTCGGCAATCATTCTCTCTTGTTCGGCTAGTTGTTGATTGTATTTTTGCTCTTCTTGCCTTGACGCTTGTTCGATTGGGGACAGACTAGCAATACCAAATTTAGAACCATACGATTTTTTCTTGTATGCTCCGCTTTCGATAAATTTAAGGTATTTACCACCTTTGCTAGTTCCTCCTCCGTTTACGATACTATCGTAATATTTCCCCATTTGTTACTCCTACCAACCGCCAGATTGTTGTCCAAGAATTGCTTTGTAACGTGCGTTAACTCCGCCACCATTACCGAGACTAAATCCGTAGCCGGCTCTATTCTTTTTATACCAAGGCATTTCCCAATTATCGCCATAAGTTTTGTAAACGTCTTTAAGAACTGCTTGTTCATTTCTACCTGCGTCTCTTGCTAGTTGTGCTGCTGCTTGTTCTCTGGTCATACCAGTCTTGAACATAACTGCGCCTAGGTCTGAAAGACCGTCATTGTAGTCAAATGCGTCTCCGCCAGTTGTGCTGTAATTACTGTTAGATTTTGCTTGAGCTGCGATTGACGCTTTCTCATTTTCTTGACTAATCCAAGTGTTGTATAGCTGTCTTGCTAGTGCGTTAACCTTGTCCTCTAGTTCAGAGTTTAGGTTGTCTCTTAGCTTGGTAGCCGTATCAAGAACACCTGTGTATTCGTCTTTCTTTTGTCTCTTTTCTTCACCGAGACGAGTGTTCATTTTGCCGTATTCACCGGCAAGGTTTCCCTCTGCTTGTGTCATTACACCAGAACGGAAGACACCTCTACGAATCATTGAAGAAGTAAGTGCTTCTTGTGATTTCTTTTGGTTTCCCCCGAGTTCGTCGAATAGGGTTTGATAGTAAGGGTCAACTTCGTTCAAACGCTTTTGAGCGGTGTTGACTTGACTGTCCCTATTGATTTTTTCAGCATTGAACCACCCTTGGTAATTCTGCCTAGCCTCTGGTGCAAAATCTTGCATTTGTGGCATTTCGGTCTCCTTTAGTTATTAAATTTGTCTTTTAATATAATCAATTTAACTGTTCTTGTTAGTGTGTTTGCGTAATCTGTTGAATTGCAGTCTAGTTTAACTGTAATTGTGGCAATTCCGCCTTGGAATGAGATACTGTGTATTCGGATAAACTCTTTCATAGTTGGAGTTGCTGCTCCGACAATGTCCATATATGGTAGTTGATACCAGTCATTCGACCCTACGAGCTTTATTCCACCGATAACGGCAGGATAACCATCGAAAGGAACGGTAACTTGTGCGGTAGCAGTATAACTATTCTGCGATTTTGTCAAGGTTACTTCCTTGACCGCTTTTACTCTTAACCTTTCGTCAATCGCTAGGCCTAGAAGAATCGAGTTTAAGTTCTGTAAGTCTTCTGAACGCTTAGTGTTATAGATCGGTGTTGGTGACGACATTCGAGACATCTTATGCCTCCCCTCGGAATAGTATTCCCGCTAGAGATACATAACTGTTATTTGCTCCGATAGTATTTTTATAGACTGCTCCGTTTACCTGTATATCCACTCTTCCAAGTCCGTCTCCTGCTAGTGTGCAAAAGATTAGCCCTTGAGTGTAAGTTGGAGTTGGTCTAAATCCCGGTGGTAGTGTCCAGATGGCTGCGTTTGTGCCACTTTTTACTAGCCCCTGTATCTCGACAATTCCCATCTGATTCTTTCGGAATCTAGCCGGAATCCAGTTGGCGTCATAGTTTACCCAAGAGTTCTCGAAGGCGGGGCCTCCTGCTTGTCCGGGGTAAATCCATTGCCACGGTCGTCTGTCATACCACCCTGTGATTTTGGTTGCGTCTGTGACAATTTTCATTACTCTAATAGAGTTTGCTGTAACTGCGGGTTCTGTTGCGCCGTTTGATACCTCTTGATATGCAAAGTTACCATTTTTGTCTATATCAATGTATGTGTCTTTTGATACGCCGAAGGTGTGTGCTATTTGTGTCGATGTTTGGACACGTTTTCCTCTTATATAGGCTGTGCCAGAAACAATGTCTGCGTTTCTGTTGCTCCACCCAGAGGTAGGGTTTGGTATCAATCCAGAGAAAACTCCTTCAGAAAATCCTTCTTGGAATCGGGTTTCTGGATTGATTGATTGTTCTAGTTTGTCGACTGTAACACCGCCCATTGCTAGATTATCGGTGCTGATATTACCATTTATAACACCTGCGAGAGTGTTGAGTTCTTGGTCTATCTGGTCTGCGATAATTGTTGTGCCGGCAGCAAAGTCGAAATTTCTGTTATATTGCATTTTTCTCCTTAACCGATTACAAGAATCTTTACGTCGTGCGCTCTGACTATTAGTGGACGGCTTGCGTTGTCTGAAGCAGACCACCTTAATTTATACGTCTTTCCTGCCGTGACAGGGAATTGAGTCATTACGAACTGATTGTTATACTGGACTGCGGCCGCATAAAGTGGTGCGTGGTAAACGTGTGCCGTAGCAACTCTCGTGTTCTCTTCTATAATCGAAAATCCCGTTGATAGCTCTGAAGTCGTTGTGCTTTGCTTGTCAAAGAATGGATTTGCGAATGCGAATGCTATGCCGTCTTTTGGTGCAATAAATGACCAAACATCAGCCGTTTCAACATAGTTCCAGTTTCCTGTTGTGTTTAACTGGATATTACCCGAGCTACCGCCATAGAAGATCTTTACGCTCTCTTTGTATGGTCTAACGTCCGTAATCGAAGTTATTTTTGTGCCGTCAGTTACGACCTTTGCGATTCTAATTGAATTTTCTGTAACACTTGGCCAAGTAGCTCCAGTAGGATAGTAGAATGAACCATTCCAGTCTAAGTCTATCCAAGTTGTAGTATTCGGTGCGAACGCCTTATTGACGACTCCACCAGTAACTACTCTTTTACCTCTAATGTAAGCTACTCCTGCGTTGATTGTGGCCATTAGGTTTGTCCACCCGCTAGTAGGGGTTAGGTTTATGCCAGAAAAGTAGAAACTTGCGTGCATATCCTTGTCCCGAACTTCTGGATTGACTGCGTCTGCAAGACTAACCGAGCTTATGCCCCCATTTGCGATATTATCTGAAGCGATGTTTCCGTTTAAGACCTGTGCGACTGCGTTAAACTCATTGTCTATTTGGTCTGCGACGATTGTAGTGCCTTCTGTAAAGTCATATTTCCGTGTGTAAATCATTATCTAGCCTTCTTTCCGATTGCAATCCACGTAAACATATAGTAGACATTAGTCGCCATAGTTTCGCCGTTGTTTGTCCCCATTCTTACCTTAAAGCCGGTATTTGTTATTTCACCAATACCTCCGGCCATTCTTTCCCAAGAGCCAGACGGTTGCCCGGGCTTTGTCGGTAGTGTAGTCCCGCTATTACCTGCGGGGGTTATTGTGACAATAGGAACTTCATTCTCGTCGAATGGAATTGGGAAGATAATTGTGGAAAGTTGAGTATAGTCAACTCCTCCCTGTCCCATTACATAAGCCCAACCGGTCTGAATAAGTTGGTCTGTAACGACAACACTAGACCCGTGGTTCTTTCTATCAACACACTTTGGCAGTTCTTCTGTTTTCTCTGCCGTGACAGCGTTGTTCGCAATTTTACTTGTTATGACGCTGCCCTCTACAATTTTTGCTGTTGTGATACAGGCGTCTCTTAAATTAGAGTCGTCAACATTACCGTTCAAGACTGCTCGAATAGAGTTAAACTCTTGGTCGACTTGATCGGCTACTATTGTTGTTCCTGCTGAAAAATCGTAGTTTCTTGTGAAGTGCATTATGCCACCTTAATTATGTAATTTAGAACGATATATGGGTCTACTGCCACACTTGCGTTGTTTGACCAAGCGCTGTGTGAGTGAGAACCACCGCTATAAGTGTCGTGTCTGTGACCCGGTGGCGCCCAACTTGATGTATATGTGGCTAGGTTTGAAGAAACCCCACCGTCATAATATCCTGCGCCTGTGCCGTGAGAGTGGTCGCCGGCTGCGTTTGTGCCGACACCGTGTGAGTGATTTTTGTCAACTGCGCCACCTTTTTCACCTAGATTTAGGTAATAAGTTGGGTCGCCGTGTCCGTGGACTGCTCTTGTTCGACAGTCTGGTAGTTTAATCTTTGTGCCGTCTGAAGGCGCTCCGTGTATACTACCGATTACCTGCCAAAGTTTGTCGTAAGTTGACCTTGTTATTTCTTGTCCGTGACAGAGTTCATATCCTTTAGGTGCATATTTACCTGCGAATGGGATAACTGTTCCTACATCGCCAAACCCTAGAGGTTGATACTCTGTTATTTTTGTTCCGTCGCAGACTACCTTCATAACTCTCATAGAGTTTTGGTATACAGCCGGTTCAGTTGAGTTTACTGTAATGTGGAAAACTCCATCTGTGTCTAGGTCTACCCAAGAGGTAGCACTAGCTTGGAAAGTTACTGGATAATCTTGTGTAACAACTCTCTCTCCGCGAACGTAGGCAATTCCTGCCTTAATAACGTCATTTCTATTAGACCAACCAGAAGTGTGAGAACCACTAAATCCAGTTAATCCGATACCAGAGACGATTGCGTTGCCGTCTAGTTCTGCTGTTCTAATAACGGGATTGATGTCAGCAGAGAGTTTTGTTAGGTCGATTGAGGCGTCAGCGATATTCTCGCCAGAAATGTTGCCGTTTAGGATAGTTCTAAGCGTATTAAACTCTTGGTCTATCTGGTCAGCAACGATTGTGTCGCCCGCTTGAAAGTCGTAATTTCTATTAAATAGCATTTTCCACCCTTTCAATTATGAGTTCTTCTAACTCTTCGTCTTTCATTTTGTGTTTTTTGCCAGTATTTTTAACTCGTTCGATTGGAATTATTGAAGGGACTACGGTGTCCTCGAGCATAATCTCGATTGAGTCTTTGTTGACTTTAAGGATTTCTCCTTTAGTAACTGGCTGATAAACTCCCCAATGTCCGACTCGTCTTTTTCCGGGGATAAAGTATTTTTCACCTTTTTTCATTATCTTGGCCTCTTTACTTTCATTAAACTTGAAACGCCATAGATAGTTATTGGTTCGTCTGCCCCGTTGTTGGCGAATCTAAACTTGAAGTATCGACCTTGGCCTTGAGCCTGTCGACGATCTGAAATAATAGATGTGCCACCCCAAGACGCTTGTCCCCAAGTTGCTTCATTCCACTTAGCGCCCGGGCCGAGTAGTTGGATAGGAATCATTGTTCCTGTTGAGCCTAAGTCGAAGAAGTATGTAAATTCTAGTGCGTAGTTTCCGCTTGCTTCGGTATATACCCAGATTTTCTTCATTTTTTTCTTTGATTCTGGAACGTCCATTGCGAACCAACCAGTATCGTAGAGGAAGTTAATCGGCTTACCTACTATTAGATATTGTGAGTCAGTTGAAGGTTGAGTCGCCCAAGGTTGTGAAACTGTTAGTTCATTACCAGAATTTCCAGAGATTACTCTCTCTTGGCCAACGCCTGTTCCTGCTACAATTTTGACTTTGTTTCCAATCCACATATTTGTTGTCCAAGCCTTGCTTGAATCTGTAATTGTGGAATTGCCACCTGCCGTTGCTGTTCCGGTGTCTCCATCGTCTGAAGTTCCTGTATTTAGCTTGTAGATAATTCCTGTTGAATCAGAACAAGCCGATAGGATTTCGTTAGAGTCGTCTGAACCGTTTAGCACGATTAGGTTGTTTGAGTGAGCATATAGACCGTCGTATTTAGACCAAGCTCGAGTCATTGTGTCATAGACCAACATCTTCGTATTTTGATTTGAACCGAGTGGTGTGTATGCTATGTAATATTTGTTACCCGCCGCAACTGCCGAGATATTTCCCTTATAAGTTGGGTTGATATTTGCTACTTCGTCTTTTACGGCTTCAGAGATAAGTCTAGCGGCAACGCCGTCAAACTCGTAAACTCCTTCTTTACCGAGGAAGTAGATTCTGTTGTTGATAGTTGCAATACTTCTTCCTGCAACACAACCTGCGTCAGTAACACGTTTAACGAACATTGCTTCATTCTGTGGGTCATAAGTGTTTTGACCAATCCAGATTGAATTTTGTTTGAAAACAACTAGGTCTTCAAGAAATGAGGCAAGTCCGGTAATTTCGTCACCGTCGTCTGAAGAAATGTCAAAGTAATCGTCTGTTGTTACCCAAGCCGTAGGGTCTCCTGCTGCGGAGAACCACAATCTTGACCTGTTATTTGCGCCGTTTGCAGCCCACATTCTTTCGTCGTGGGATAGAAGGTGTTTTGCTGCCGGTGGTGCAATAGGATTAGCCCCGATTGCTGCAACTTGTGTATTGTCATATTTGAACATTCCGTCTTGTTGGTTTGTCATATAGAGGAAGTTAATGTAAGTTTCGAACTCTAGCCTAGCGCCATCTGTGAAACTCGCACCAGTAATTGCTTCTGGAGTTGAGCCGTTGTCTGGGACGTAGTATAGAGAACTACCGCAAAGCCCTATTAGTTTCTTTGTGCCGTCTTCTCGGTAATAACGAGTGATTGAAGTGACCGGCTTGTTTGGGTTAAGTGCTTTGGCGTTGAATCTTTGGCAACCATCACGCTTAACAATAGCGCCATTGTCGATATAACAGTTGTTAATATCTGACGCTTGATTATCTTTTATCATTGTCGCGACGACTGCTTGGTTTAGTCCGCCAGAGAAGTCCATTAGCGCGAAGCGTGTCTTTTTTGCCATTTATACTCCTATATCTCTCTTCGTCCGTATTCAGCAGGACGGTCTTGGGCTTGAGCTGTTTGCTCTTCTGTTATCATTTTCTGAATCATTCTTTCGAATTTGTCTTCAGCTTGTCGTAACATATATTCGTCAGCTTCGTCAGCGACTAGCCATCGAAGGTAAGCACCTTGTGCGATAACTTCTCTAAATTGCTCTGGAACTAGTGGTTCGTCTGAATCTTGAGTAAGTTCTGTTACCTGCTTTTTGTAAAGATAGTAAACCGTTTTTTCGGTCTTCGGGATTGGGAAGAGCCAAACGTCCCTGTTTACTTGTAAGTAGTCAGAAGGTTCACCATAATTTGTCGTGATGTCTGCTGACTCTGGGTATTCCGGATATTCCGGATAGTTGTCATAAAGCCACTTTCTGTCTCTTGCTTTAAGATTCGTCTGTGAGGTCTTTATGTTTAGGAGTTTTAGAAGGTCAGAAGCCAAAGTATAACTGTGGTCTCCAACTACTGTTTGGAAGTTAGAATTTGATACTAACCAACTCCAGTCCATTCTTGAGGCCACGTCCTTGTAAGCGTCGTTTATCCACAGAGCGGCCTTTGTCGCGTCAACAGTTTCGTCAGCGAAGTTGTTGAGCTTTGTTTTGAGTGTTGCTAAGGTTGTAGCCATTATTACTCCTTAAAGTTTAATATTCCCGACGTTTAGTGTCGGCTTGCCGTCCACAAGTTCGATTGGTAATCGTTTGATTGTTGACGGCTTAATTTTTATCGTTAGATATTGTGGGTTCTTAAAGGTGAAATCTTGTTCGTAAGTTTCATAACCCGCCTTTGAAATCGTTAGTCTGAAGTTGTAAACAGTCCAGTTGGTATGTTTCCAAGAGTAATCCGAGCCTGTTCCATTTCCGTAAACACCAGAACCGTCATATTGACCCTCTTCATAATCGACGTCCACTTCAGTTGTTTCGCCAGAGGCATTTGTGCTTTCGTTGACTGGTGAAGTTGACTTTGTGAGATTTCTCAAGTGGACTGTTGCTCCCGATACTGGAAGGTTGTTCTCGTCAACAATCTTTATTTTGACTGGATTTGCTTGATAGAAGATATTAACAAGCCCTGCTGCGCCACTTTCCCAATAGATTTCTGGTCTTTCGAGATATTCCCCGCCGGCTGTTGGAATAATTGTGTTGTTATTCCTCCACTTGACGTTGATAAAGCGAATGCCTTGACTCATTGAGTTTCTACTTCGGACGTGTCTTGCGAAACCAGTATTACCGACCGTTGATTCTCTTAGAATAGCGTAGCCAGTTCTATTGGTCGTTAGTCCGTATGACTCAAATGAGCAGTTCTTTGTCGTTGTATTTTCAAATGAAGCTAGAATACTTGAGTTTGAACTGATACCAGACAATACTCCGCCGTTCTTTTGGTTCTGAACATTACAGCCCTTCAAGGTCATATTTTCAGTTGAACCAGTATTTGCTCCGGCGATAAGGTAGTGGTCTCCACCCCAAAGATATATCTGCGCTCTAAGTTTCTGCCAGTTACCCGCTAGGATTGTTAGACAGGTGCAGTCCATATTTTTTGTATCAATATTCCAACTCCAACACTCTTGATAAAGAACGGCACCCCTTTGGGTCGTTCCCCACGTCATTGTGAAGGTGTTTGAATTATTAACGACGATTCCTTGCAATAAATGAACACCGGTGTTGAGGGCAATATCTGATACCGTCTTGAGGTTATACCAAGCTAGTGCGCCTGTTGCCCCTGCGTCAACGATAATCTGACCCTTGAACCAGAACTCCCCTTTGTCGTAGGCAATGTAAGCCGAAAGTCCGGCTGCAACCATTGCGTTGTAAAGGTCTGCGTAGTAGTAAGTCGCCATATCAGTCCCCGAGATGTGCATTACAACTGTGCCGGTATTAAGGGCAATCGGTGGAGTAAAATATGTTGTGTCGTATGAGAATGTATCAAAGTGCGGTCGTCTACTATTTAGGGTTGTAATATCTAGGGTTAGAAGTGCGGTTGTTGCTGCTGTATCTGAAGTTCCGACTCTTCTGTTACCACCATACCAAGTCTCGGTTGATTTCTTGATATAGATATTGTAGTGAGTTGCGCTTGGAACAGCAGGATAACTCACGTTAATTTTTTGTCCCGCCGTAATTGTAATTTGTCCAATCCACGCTGCACTTCTTCTTTGGTCTGCGACTAGAAGTGAGTATGAGGAGGTATTTGCACAAGCAACAGCGACATCATAAGTCCCTGCCGTCATTGTGGCGTCACCACCGGCGGAGGCTGTCAAGGTTGGTGCAGGAGTGGCTAGCGGCCCTGTAATTGTTATTGCCATTGAGTCCTCCCTAGAAAATACTGTAAGTCGGTAATTTCGTTTTCTATAAGTGCCTTTTCTTCCAGATCGTAGCTCCTTGTATCTATTGCTTGTAATTCTGCGATACGCGCTTGAGCTAGAAGTTTATGGGCGTTTCTCTTTATACCTTTACCGTGGCGATATAGTGCCTCGTGTAAATCTGTAATTTCGTCAAATTTTAGCGAAGCCATTATGACCTCACTACACTTGAGACTTTTGCTTGTGTATTATCAACAAATGTAACCGTAACTGTCGCGACGGTATTCCCTGCTTTTTTATAAGTGAGAACCCAAGTCGTGTCAGTTGGATATGCGATATAGTAGGCGTCAAACTCTGGGAGAGTGAAGCCGACTAGCTTTTGAAGTGTTGTTTCTTTTGCAAGAGTTGAGACGTCTGTGGCCGGAGTTGTTGGGATTGCCTCTATTGCGTCAACGATTGGTTTGATTGGGAAATTTGGAACAGGGAATTTTATCTCCCTAATTGTTTGTGAGACCTCTAAAAGACCGGCTAAAACCTCGTCGGTTCGGTCAGTTACTTCTGGGTCTTTTTTATCTTTGATTAGTTGAAGTGTTGAGACCGCATTAGAAAGCCCTGTTTCTAATTTTTTAAGCACGGCCAGAACGGAATCTTGCGTTTTTGTGTCACTCTTGGATAATGAGAGCTTATAGAGTTCTTGCAACTCATTTATCGCTTGAACAACCCCACTAAAATCAGTCTCTTTTTGTTCTGGAAACTTGATTTCTGGGAATTTAATGTCTTTAACTGCCTTCTCTATTGACTTCAACTCTGATTTGTTGTCTGGTATAGTTGGAAGAGCAGGTATTTTGACTTCTGGGAACTTGATAGCAAGGATTGCCTTCTCAATTCGAGCAATATCCTTAGCATAATCCTTCTGATTCTTGACCGAGACTTCTTCAACTTTAGGAATGCGAAGAACCGCTCTTTCTATTCGGGCTAAATCACGAGTGTAGTCCTTTTCGTTAGTGAGTTTCACATTATATGTGTGTTCACGAACAGCATTAAGGGTATTACTCGCCAATCTTAGAACCCAAAGGCGGTTGTCTGTCTTATCTGTATGACTAGCTTCGTCTTTGTTGCGCTTGTCAGCTAGTATTTTCTGGTCTTGAGCAATTTCAAGAGGATTTTTCATTATTCTCCTTTTGTCTAATTAAATGTGGCCGGGGATTACTCCCCGACCTATGTTATGGAGGAGAGAAGCTATCCTATTCTTTTCTTTAGAAGTTCTAAATAAAGATTGTTACCTTTGTTTGCTTTCTCGATCTCTTCGAGTTCCTCTTCGTATTTACGAATAGACTCTTTGTCATTCGCTTCTTTAGCGATGGCAATCTTCTGCTCGTAAAGCTCTGCGGCTACATCATTTCTGAAGTTAGCCATTCTCATTTCGTCTGCTTGACGATTAAGAAAATCTAATTGTCTTTCTAGTGTTGGAAATTCCAATACTTGTTCTTGTGTGTCTTCTGACATACGTCCTCCCTTTTTTAATTTGTTCACACTAAGGGGGTAACTATGCACCCCCCGGTGTCTAAACATATTATTCAGTTAGAGTTAAGCCTGTTTAGGCTTGTTTGTATCGAACATCAACTAGGTGGTCTGCTCGTAGAACCGCAACGCCGTAAAGGACAGTTGCAACAACTAGAGTAGCAAGTTTCTTCAATTCTCTTTGTGTTTCAGTTTTGTTGTTCTTTTGAACAGCTAGACCGATAGCGTCACGATGGAACATCATTCCGTGAACAACATTTGGGGTTGCTGTTTCAACAGGAACGTTTGTAGATACGTGAACTTTAACACCGTAGATAGAACCGAACTCACCGCCTTGTCGAGCGCCAGTTAGAGCAGGTGAAGCCTGTCCAGTAGCGTCGTAACGGATAAAGTCAACTTCTTTGAAGAGTTGTTTCTTACCTAGCTCGTCAACGATAAGGTGTCTGTCGTTTGAAGGAACATCAGCACCGTCTAGTTTAGCGATAGAATCAAGAAGAGTAGTCTTAGTGATTTCTGTTGCGCCATCACCGACGAAAGAACCTGCGCTTGAGTAAAGTGCTAGAATGTCAGAGTCCATTTGTTTAGCAAGTGCTTGACCTGCTTGGTCTGCCATTTCTTTCGCATAGCGATATTTAGTTTGTGCTGAGAACTTGTCGTGGATATAGAAAGAAGCCTCATAGTATTTGTCGATTGCGATTGTTTTTTCGCCTTCTTCAACAGATTGAACTTGAACATCGCTGCCCGGTGTTCCAACTGCTTTTGCAACTAGAGGAGAAACTTCTGGAATGTGAATTAAATCACCGAAGTTTGATACTTCTTCGTCATATCGCTTAACAAGTTTTGCGGCCGTTAGATAAGATTCTCTTGCGATTATCATATCCTTAGACCATACTTCTGGGACGAATACATCTTGGTCTGTGACGTTGATGTAACCTTCGTATGAAAGTGCCATTTGTTAAGTCTCCTTTGGATTTTTTATTATTATCGTAGTAATCCTCTGCGTTGTTGGTCTTCGATAATATCTCGTTTTGCTATGAACTCGTCGAGTGGCATAGCGTCAATATCAGCTTTACTGAAAACTTTTTCGCCAGAGGGTTTTGCTTTTGTGCCATCAGCTACGGTTGCCCTAGTCTTCTCAACTTCTTTCAAAGTCAAGGATTGCTTTCCTTTTTTCTCTGCGCTTGCGACTTCTTGCTCCATATAGTCGGCTTTCGCCATCTTACGTAACAGTTCAAGTCCTTTAACTCCCTCAAACATAGACCGGTGTTGTTCTGGTGTATTCGCTAGTATGTCAGACATAAGTGGTTGTAGTTCGGCAAAATCGTCATACTTGTTGGCGAAGGACTGAACGTCCATTTTAGCTTTCATTTCACGAACTTCCCGAATAACGGGGTCTGGTGTTGTTGGTCTGCCGTATTGTGGTTGGTCGATTAGTTGGTCTTCGGTGATGTCACCGCTTAGTAGACCGTCGATAACCGCTTCCATTGCTTCCATTTCTTCTGTTGAAGATTTGAGAGCTTGGCTTCTACGGGTTAACTCTGCTTCAGCTTCTTTGTAGGCTTTCGCCAAATCCTCTTCCGACTGCCAACCCTTTTGGGCTTTTAGTGTTTGAAAGAGTGAAGCCTCTGCTTCTTGTTCTTGCGCGTCTTCACTTGGGGATTGTAGAGGTGTCTCTGTCCCTTGTTCTGGGCTTTCAACAGTTTGTTCTACAACTCCTTGGCTTTCCGGTGCTTCGACTTGTCCTTCCGGGGTCTCAACGACTGGTGCTTCGGTTTGGTTGATTGTCATTCTGTTCCTTTCTTCTGACGGTCACAGTTGGGGGCAAAACTTACCCCTGCTGTGATTGTGTCAATTTGTATTGTTGTTTATCTGCTTCTACCTTGTCCAAGAAGCGTTGGTTATATGCTAGGAGTATTCTTAGCTTATCCACTTCCTCTATGGGGGTAGAGAGATCGGTTATTGCCATTAGGCAATTTGTGATTTCGTCTTGAATCATTTTTTCAATGTGCGCCCAACCGGGGTGATTGTATACGTCATTGACCTGTGCCAAGACATTTGCCTTCTCTGCCATTTTTCCTCCTACATATTTCTTATTGATTCAGCCGCGCTGTTTACTACATCTTCGCTACCCATCATTGGGCCTTTGCCTTTTTGTAACATTTGCGCTGCCAGTGCCTTGAAGTCTTCGGGAACATCGTCCTCTTCGTCTTCAAACATTGCGGGGTCTATTGCCGAGCCAGAGTTTAGAGTGGTCTCGTCGGCCATTCCTTGCGCCTGTCTCTGCGCTTCTTCCATCATTTGAGCCTTTTGCTTCTCTTCGTTTATTTCACCGACTTTAGCGCCTAGGGCTTCGATAATGCTCTCCATTGCAGGGTCTTGCCATTTTTCTAGCAATCCTCTAGTAACTTCTAGTAGTGCTTCTGGAGATTGAGCTACAAGTGGATTCGCAGTTAGAACATTGTATTTGTTCATTTCTTCGTTTCGTTCTTGTAGTTTGTTTGATGGAACTGTTGAACCAGATTCAATTCTGATGTCGTATTCACCCCTAATTTCTTCTGGGTTAATCTTAATGAATTGATAACCGTCTTTCTCGGTAACTCTGATTACTAGGTCTTCAGTCGCAAACTGTAACCATAGGTCACGGATAAGTTCTGCGATATTCTTTAGACCAAACTCAAGGTTCTGTAACTTAGCGTTGAATCTTTGATTAGCCGCCTCTTGAATCAATGAGATACCTGTTGCAGTATCGTTCAATGAACCAGACTCGTTTCCCTTTGAGTAGTCACTTACGCCGGTAATCGTTTGCAAGTCCATCTTTATTGATTCTTCTTCTTTATAAGAAGTTTGAGGTGCGTGTGGCATATCAATCGGTCTAACTGCCGCTTCGTTGCCTTGAACAACTATCTTGTGTCCCGGCGTGAATCGAATTTGGTCGAGGTCTGTGACCGCTCCCGCTCGAACCTGCCAGACAGGATTCAATGTTAGGGTGTTGAAGTCCATTCTCATATTTCGGAGAGTGTTCATTTCGTTTTGTAGTCCTTCAACTGGTTCTACCTCACCGATACCGTAGATAATTTGGTCGTCGATGTGGTCTACTATAACTACAAAAGGTTTCTTTTTGTGTTCATAAGGGTTTGGTTCGTCCCGTAGCATTACACCACCGGCGATAACAACCAATCGGTCGTCTTCCCAATACTCGAGAACTTCTGCTTCGTGCTTCGATAGGGTTGGTCTCATAGTTGTATGAAGACCGCGTCTGATTTGGTCGTTAGAAAAACCGTATGTGATTTGTTCTAAGTCGGCTTTCTTGTAGTTTGGATTCGCAAATAGCTCTTCTTTTGTAGCCATATAACGGTGAACTATCCAACGACACGATTCTATCGTAACTCCGTCTGGGTCAAAGTAAACTTCTCGTAAATCGAGGTTTGTAACGCAAGGTGCGTCGTAGGTTACTTTAGATTTAGTCACCTGTTTTGAGTCAACAACTCGACCATCTGCGTCAAGTTCTGTCTCGAGTGATTTAAGAGCTTTAATCTCTTTCTTCCAAACGACTTTGACAACACCTGTTCCATATATAAGCGTTGATTTAGCGAGTCTTCTGACTACTTCGTCAAGGTTATATTTCTCCCAAGTGTATTCAATCAAAGATTTCATTATCAATGAGCCTTGTAAATCTTGAGGCCCTACTGGAGCAACATTCACACGAGGCGTTTTCGCGATCATACGTGGGAATACTGTCTCTACATTCGAGAATGCGTAAGGGATATAAAGATTTGCTCTGCCCTTAACAATGCTTTTCGGTTTGAACCGATACATTTGATAAAGGTCGTCCCATTTATTCTCGTATGCCTTCCGTTCGTCCCTCGCTTGAGAGTAACGTGAGACAACAAGACCGACGATTTCGTCGCTGTTTTGGACTGCCTTCTTGTTTTTAGTTGCTTTTTCAGCCATTTTGCTCCTTAATATCCGGTAATTGAGTTAGCCGGAGTATATTCTTGCTGTTTATACTTCATTGGCTTCGTATACTCGTAAATAAACATACGGAGCGCGTCAAGTGCGTGGTCATTAACCTTTTTTGGCTTCTCTGGAGCGTTCTTATCGCCTTCATTCTCTTTTTTCAACACTTCCCACTCGTAAGAGAGGAACTCGTCGATTAGATTTTGGCAATGTTCGGCCACATAGAGTTTAGGTTTGCCTGTATTTGGGTTAACTTTCAAAAATTCTTTGACTTTTGCGATACCGGCGGTTACATAGTTCTCTCCGCTTGCGCCTTGAGCTTTAGTAGCCGGCTCAACGAAGATTCCGTGTTCAGCAAGGTCGTTAATTGACTGTGCTGCTGCCGAGTCTCCTATTGTTCTGGTGTAGTAATCAACAGATTTAGCGTATATTAAATGCGCTAGTTCTGAAGTTCTAAGACCAGTCCTGTAAAGTTCGTCAAAAACGTAGACATTTCCTTCTTCGTCGACGCCAATCCAGAGGACGGCAGTCGGGTTTGTTTGACCAAAGTCGATTGAGCGGTATTTGACCCACTTGGAACGATGTTTTTCAATAAATGCTTTATTAACAACGTGTAGTGCGGTATCAAATTCGTTAAAGACAAGTCCTGCATTCTTCGTAAATTGGGCTTCATATTCTTGCGCCCACGTGTCAGCCGGTGTTTCGTCTTTAAGACGGTCAAGTTCGTGCTTTGGAAAATAAGGATTATCGTAACAAGTGAAGTGAAAATATTGCCAACCCTTAGTTCTTTTAGCGTGTTCTGCCAAGTCATAGAACCAGTTAAAGCCTTTAGGAGTTGAGATAAAGATAGCCCAACCACCAGACTCCGCGAGTATTGGCTCAAGAATCTCTTGCCAGACAAATGGCTTCATAAATGCTGCCTCATCTAAAACAAGTCCATCAATTCTCGCACCACGGAGACGGTCGTAGTTGTCAGCACCTTTAAGTTCGATAGTCGAAGTCTCACCGTTTGGGGCTTTTAGTTCTATTAAAAGCTCGGTATCATTCTTTCTTTTTATCAACTCTTTAGGAGTGTAATTCTCAACGATTTCACGCCAGTAAATGTCTTTCGCCTGTCTATATGTAGGCGAGACAATCCAGTAACGTCCGGGTTTTTGAAGTGCTTTTTTCAATACGTGATTGTAGGCAAGTATTGATTTGCCAAAACGTCTTCCTGTGTTCAACACAATAAAACGAGCTTCCGATCTATGCACCTCTAATTGCTTTGGGTGAGGTGTATATTCGTGTTCGATATAAGGCATTTTCTCCCCCCTCTACCTTAGAAGTTAAAGTGAATTGTGACGTTGCCGTCAGAGCCACCCTCTTTTCGTGTAACTTTGTAATAAGTGTCAATACCCTTCATTGCGACGGTATCTCCACCATTTTCTATAATATCTTTATGACGTTTGAACACTAGTTCGTCGGTTAGACCGAACTTAACCATTCTTTGTTCAATGTCTTCTTTGTTTCTTTGTAAGAGTTGGTGTCCCATAAACTGTGCGGAGGCCTTTGTCTTAGCTCCAGTCACAGCCCAAGCCGCTTTCGTGGCGTTTCCACCATTACGCATATATTCGTCAACAAACATCTTGTCACGAATCTTTCGGTCTCTTCTCACCCTTCTCTTTTTTGTAGGTTGCAGTTCCTCTTGAACTTGCTCTTCTGTAAGGACTTCGCCCTCAACTACTTCTGTCATTATCCCTTTAGTATTAGCCTTTCAGCTCGAGTTTAATTGTCTCTGTCCCGATTTTACTTGCTAGTAATAATACTGACAGGTCATTAGTTCTGAAGTGGAGGTCAACAATACGATTGCCTTCGCGGTCTACACCGGCCTTCACATTTTTAACTTCCCATTCAAACGCTTGATTTGCTTGTAACATTTCTCTCTTTTCCTCCATTGTCGGAAAGCTGACGCCCTCCCTTAATTGTCTGCTTGAAAGGGGACGTGAGTCCCCACATCAAACATATTCGCAAAGTGGCTGTATAGGTTATCGCGACTAGGTCGCAAAAAGCCTAACTGACCGTGTTAAATGCCGTTAGCTTGCGCTTTTCGGCTTGTAACTAAGTTTATTAACCCCTACACATATTTAGCTCTAATAGCATATAAACTTGTGTTCCCAATAGGTCTTACCCTCATAGTGACGCTAGTATTGGTCAACCACACGCTCCCCATCAATCTCGTTCGACTGCCTAAGCCTTGTCCGTTGTATACTAGTATTGTCTACTACCCTATACTTATAGTCCTATATCATATATAATATATTGTCAATAGGGAAATACTACTACACAACATTTTAATCTTCCTTGCCAAGTATTTTTTATATCTATATATTTTAGAATCCCTTGATCTCTGTGGTGGTCACATATATAGCCCCTGCCCCCCTAGGGCTTCGCCCATTGCTTCGCACCTTCGTTAAAAGTAGTAGTGACACAGACACATAACATCTCTCCTCTCCCTCACTCTACTGTAACTGGCTCTGTGGGACTCCTTTCGGTGGGGGTGGGGGGGGTCTCTCTCTCTTTTATTGCCTCGCTTTAATATATTTTAGGGTCTTTTAGAGGGTTAAACTACTTTCAATGATTTGATTGATGTCTCTCTTATACCTTGTAAGCGTGAAAGCCCTTTATTGTTATGTTCTCTTATGGGAATAATAAGCCAGAATTGGTTATATTTACTTATGTCTAATAAGATGGTCTAATATAGTTTAGTTATAATTTAAGGGCTTTTGTCTCTTGGTCTTTCTTCTTTATTCTTGTAATGGGAATAATAAGCCAGAATTGGGAGAATAATCAAAAAAAGTCCTAAAAACTGTGGATAACTATTTGACAATATATGCTTTATAATATAGAATGGATATATAGCCGAGAGAGTTCGGCATAAAATAATAAACGCCGAAAGGCAGAAAGGTGGCAGAAATGACACTAGCAGAAATTAAAAAGGCAGTAGACGAGGGCAAAAAAGTCCATTGGAAGAATGAGAACTATCTCGTTATCAAGGACAGTATTGGACAATATTTACTTCAATACTTGCCAGAATCGGGCAATTATGTCGGAATCGAAACAAGCACCGGAGAATTAAACGAAAGCGAAGACGCTTTTTATATCGCAGAAGAGAAAGACAACAAAACACTACTAGAAGAGAATCGAGACAATAGCGAACTATTGAGGGAAATCGTCCGAGCCGTGAACAGTTGGGACGGCTCTCTCGAATCTCTTGAGGTCTATGACTTTGATGATGAGTTCTTCAATATGTTCTTCGAGGGTAACGTAATCAACGCAGTCCAGAGGACTTTCTTCGGCAATATTCAATCTTGGAATGACGAATATATCAGATTTAACGGTTACGGAAATCTCGAAAGTTTAAGCAGTTTCGATTATGAAAAGGAACTGGAAGACAACGCCGACGAGATTATCGAAAGGGCTTTGGACTTGGAAGGCGATATTGATTTAACTGATATTATTGAGAATAACATCTAATTAGAGGGCTTTTTAGCCCTCTTTTGTATTGAAAGGGGTCAACGTGAGTTATTGGAGAGAAAAACAAAAGAGACAGCGAAGAGAAAGGATTTTTAACAACGTAAAAGGTATTATTTGGGCTTTGATTATCTTGGGACTGTTCTTGTATGCTTCACACCTTGACTTTATAAGTGGGATAATCTAGCCAGAATTGGGAGAATATAGAAAAGTATTGTATTTATAATATATCTATGATATACTAAGAGAAAGAAAAGAAAGCGACGACAACGAGGCAACGACACTTTGACAAGTTAGGTCAAAGGCAACGCAAAAAGCGAGTTCAACGCCTCGAGTCGTCAAAAGAAAGGAGACAGCAATGTCCACAAAAGAAAGCAAAATTAACCCTTTAAGGGAGTTACTAGAACAGAAAGCCGAGTTCTTGAATGAGGTGGCAGAAAATGAAAGTTATGCCAGAATATTCAACGAGTTAGGAATAGAAAGGACGCCAAAAGTTATTGAAGAGAATTTAATCAGTATTGAAGCATTTAACGAGTATGAGAATTTACAATTTGAGGCAGGTTATTTATACGGTCTTAATTGTGGGATTAGATTATTAGAAATGAAAGGAGACAAAAATGTCTAAGCCAAAAGGAGTCGGAAGTTTAATCACGTCTTGGGACGAGTCAGAAATCTTTGAGGGCTTTATTGAAAGCGTCATTGAGGATTATGAAATCTATGACCTCGACAAAGCACCGACAAGAGAGGAAGCAATAGAAAGAGTCCAAAATTGGGATATGGACGACGACTGGAGATTTATGACCGAGGAACTGGACGATTATCTTTGTCGGATTATAGACAGCGAGTATTGGCACGGAGTCGTTAAGGGCTTTGGTTGGAGACGACTAGACGGAGAGAAATACTTTAAGGCGTATGGTTCGAGAGAGTTACTTCAAGCAGTTTTGCCAGACACGGACGTTACTTTCTATATTTACAAGTATAAAAACGGAATAGCAATTAACAATTTTCACCACGACGCACCGACTGGAGAATGGTATTTTATAACACCAGTAACAGCCGAGACGTATGAAAGGAAAGCATAATGGATAAAGACGAACTACAATATTGGGACGTAATAAACTGGATTGAAAAGCATTATAACTTTAAGTCAGAACATTGGTTAAAATTAGCGAAAACTTGCGAAGAGAAAGCAAGAATTGAGGAAGGAGACGAAAATGTCTAAAACTGTATTAAAAGAAGACGAACAATTAAAGTGTAAGTGTGGAAGCGAGAACTTCCGAGCATACGAGGATTATATTTGGGACGTAACAATAACCGAGGACGGAGTTCACTTTACTAGCCCAGAGTCAGAAGTAACAACGATATTTTGTGCCGAGTGTGGCGAAGAGGTCGACGAGCAAGAGTTACAACGAGAGTATAACTTTAACTAGTATTATTGAAGGAGGGGGAAATGGTATTGGAATTAGAAAATATGTGTATTAAAGAACTGAAAAAAGAGAAGGAGGAATTGGAAGATTTAATTTACGGAACAGGTTGTTATAGTGTGAGAGATTTGAAAATACTCTCTATGATTAACAGGGAAATAGAAAGGAGACAGGAATGGACGTATATGAAGACGTTGAATGTCGACAATGTGGCTTTAAGGGGACTGTAAAAGAAAGGGCGAACACTTGCCCTAAGTGTGGCGAAGTCGGAACGCTACAATACCCAGAGGCAGATTTAACCCTAGACGATATTATTCCGTTATTCCGTAACATAACTGTTACTGGAGTCGGAATAGACGACAGGAAGAAAGAACTTTTGCTTCACTTTGAGAACAATATAACTGTTCGTGTGAAGAGAAAGCAAATAACAAATTGTGATTATCATTTGCGAGTTATAAACTACTTGCGAAAGGAGAAGAATGGACGCTAGAAAACGATTAGAAGAATTGAGAACAGAAATCCGTGAGGAACGGATTAGTTACGGAGAAATTGCCGAACTGTCGTCTCTCGTCGAGTTCATTGAAGACGGAGACGTCGAACTACTTGAATGGGCTGGAGTGCCAGAGCAAGGTTGTGAGATTTGTGGAATTAGACACGGACGAACAGGGTCGAACGTCTGTAAGAAGTGTAGTGATAATTTACCCTTATAAAAGAAAGGAGAACTATGGACGGTTCAAAATTTGGAGAATGGTTAGAAGAGAATTGGGACGATATAGTCAACGACTATGAGTATGAAGTAACGGAATTGTTTAGACAATACCGAAGCACAGAGGACGAAGGGTTCTTGAAGGCGATTAAGAATTTCGATCGTTTTGTGGAGGACTATGCCGAAATGAAAGAAGCCGAAGCAATAGACAGAGAGGTTGACGTCTTTAAGGAAATGGGCTTTGACCAAAAAGCACAGGATAAATTTATGAAAGAAAACGATTGGAGGAGAAATGCCTAATTGGTGTGATAATATGCTCACGGTTGAAGGAGAGCAGGAAAAACTACAAGAGTTCAAAAAGAAAGCCGAGTTTCACGGTAAAGTCGAAGTAACTAGTGGAGGCGAAGATTATCAGTATGACACGGATTTGTCTCTTGGTAACTTCCTTCCGTTACCAAAAGAATTGGTTGGGACTACTGCTCCGAGTCGAGAAAAGAACGAAGAACTGATTAAGAAATATGGGGCTGATAATTGGTATGATTGGCAAGTAATGAATTGGGGCGTAAAGTGGGACGTCAATGCGACTCTTTCGAGTGAGGACGAGAATGTCTTAAAGTATTGGTTCGATAGTGCGTGGTGTCCACCTTTAGAATGGTTGAGAGCCGTTGGTAAGTTATACCCAGAGTTGGAGTTCACTTTGGACTACGAAGAAAGTGGTTGTCAATTTGAAGGAACAATGTATGCTCACGGAGACGAGTTTTGGGACGAAGAGAGAGAGTATAGCAAAGTATGGTGTGACGAATGCCAAGAAGAGGTTGAGAAGAATTTAGCGACGTATGACGAAGAACGAGGTTGGGTCTGTGACGACTGTTTTGAAAATCTAAATGAGGGGGAGGAAGAGAATGGCGACAGCAATAATTGAGTGTAAGTGTAATGGTGGCTTCAAGCACTATTGCTTGGACTGTGGAATCTTAATGAGTAAAGAAGAATGCCTCGATAATGAGGGCTTGTGCGACTGCTGTAAGTTGGACAGGAAAGGAAAGAAATGAAAGTAACTAGAGAAGTGATAAACGAGTTCTTGGACAGGTTGACCGGAAAGGAGGGTTGCGACTTCGTAATGAACGAGCAAGACCCACTTCAATCGACTTGGAACTGCGACGGAGTGTCGCATAAGCATTCACGGAAGATATTAAAGAGTATGGGATTGAAAGAGTATCAGATCGAAATGGTCTTAGACGTGGCTAAAGACAATGGTGGCTATTGTGACTGTGAAATACTCTTAAACGCAGACGATAATTTATTAGAACATTTTAGCGAATAGGTATTGACAACGTATATCACTTTTGATATACTGTTAAGGAAAGGAGAAAATAATATGGAGGAGGTATTATTACAAAAGATTAAGAGAATAATTGAAGGTCTATCGAGTGGATATTCGGGGGAGACCGACCTACAAGCAGAAGTCCACTATGCCATTGAGGAGTTGGAGGAGATTGTAGAGGAAGGAGAGAAAAGTGGCACTTAAAAACATCTTTATTAAACTAAACACACCGGAAGAATTAGAACTTCATAAAGAGTTCACCGACGTTGTGGAACAAAATCATTCAGACGTAACTAAAATGACGAAGGCACTCTGGAAGAACTATATCGAAAGTAACAAAAAGAAAGAAGGGGAAGAATGTTAGCAGTAATTAACTTTATACTAGGAGTTGTATTGGGACTAGGAATGTTCCAACTAGGTCGACTATTCGAGAGAAGAATTGCTCTTGAGGCAATGGAAGAACTTTCAATGGAAATTATGACTGCTTGTGCCGTCGCTATGAAACTTCAAAAAGAATCATACGAAGGTAAAGTAAAGCCAAGTCAAAAGAAAGCAACTAAGGCCCCTGCTAAAAAGAAAGCAGGACGACCAAAAAAAGTAGAGGTGTAAAGTGGCTAAGATTACAGAATTAACAGCCGAGTTAGTTGAAACTGATAAACAGATTGCCGTTATCAATGAAAAGATAACACTAGCAGTCGCAGGTTTTCAGACACAACTAAAGACACTTCAAGAGAAAGACGCTGAACTTAGAGATTCGATCAAAACAGCAATGGAAAATAACAAGGTGGAAAACTTCGAGAATGATATTATTAAAATCACCTATGTTAAGCCAAGCAGTAGAACGACTCTTGATACAGCAAAAATCAAAGAAGAAGCCCCAGAGGTTTATGAGAAGTTCTCTAAGGTCTCTGAAGTCAAAGCGAGTGTAAGAATTAAGGTAAAGGAGATTGAAAATGCCTAAAGTAGAAACACCAGAAATCGAGCCAGTTGTCGAGGCGAAAGAAAAGAAGACATCAAAAAAAGAGGTTTTGAATATCAGACAAAAACTCTCAAGAGTTCAGTTGGCACTCAAAGCCCCTAAAGGACAGTATAACTCATTTGGTAAATATTACTACCGTAACAACGAAGACATCTTCGAGGCAGTAAAGCCACTCTTGGAAGAGAACGAACTAACAATGGTTGTCTCTGACGAATTGGTCAATATCGGTGAGAGATACTATGTAAAAGCAACTGTCGCCGTCCTTGATATTGTGACAGGAGAAATGATAGCCACTCACGCCTACGCTAGAGAAGAACTAGACAAGAAGGGTATGGACGGTTCTCAAATCACCGGAGCAAGTTCAAGTTACGCAAGAAAATACGCAGCAAATGGTATGTTCTTGATTGACGACACAAAAGATAGTGATACTACCAATACCCACGGCAAAACAGAAGTAAGTGCTGAAAACAAAGACAAACTAAAAGTCGAACAGCCAGTAAATACAGACGTTAAGCCAGTTGTTCAAGACGACTTCGATTTATAATGGAAGCATACTTATTTGAGCCAGACGGGAAACTCCACACACGTTGGTCGGAACTAACTAATTGTATTCCGAGCAAAGCAGAGGAGATAATTGAGAGAAGATTAACAGGAGTTTCTCGTTCAAATGAGTTTATGGAATTTGGGACTACAAGGCACGACCTCTTCAAAGACGAGTGTCTCAAGGATAACAAACTTCCTGCTCGTTTCGACGGCGAGATTCAAGTCAGCCATCTCGAGATCGTAGGGATTGAAAAGAGTTATCAGTTAGAAATCTTTGAGAATGTTATTATCCATTGGACACCGGACGCATTCGGTAAGACGTGGATAGCAGACCTCAAAACAACTTCAAACGCAGATAACTACAAGTATCACAAACAATGTATATTCTACGCTTGGCTTCTAAATCACCATAAGGACTGTAATATCAGAGAATACTACTACCTTTGCGAGATTTGGGACAGAGATAGAATCAAACTACTTGGACACCAAGTAATCAGAAAAGAAATAACAGATAATGATTTTGCTAAAATTGAAGAGTGGGCTAGAACGAAGGTCAACTTCCTAGCAGAACTCTTAAAGGAGAGATATGGACAAGCCGAGGAATGTGAAAATCGGGGCAGGTTGGAAGAAGTCAGCCAGTAATGGCACTAATTACATCTCTGTTCTACTAAACAACGACGCACGTTTGGCAATCTTTGCCAACAAAAACAAAGAGAAAGAGAATCAGCCCGACTATGAACTACTTATGGACTTAGACACGGCTGAAGCATTAGGACTAATCAGCGAGTATGACTGGAAGCGAATCTACGGAGAAAAACCAACGCCACAGTCGAGTGACGACGAAATCAACATAGAAGATATACCGTTTTAACAAGAAGGAGGGGGAATGTGTATCGGCAATATGGACAAACAGCATATTGAATTTACGGTCTTAGAAAAGTTAAGAGAAGAACTATCTAATAGAGGATTCCTAGTATTTGCTAAAAAGATAGAGGACTTTGAAGAAGAACTCTTTGACGCAGACCGAAACACCGAACTATTGGAGGAGGCACTCGTCTCCTCCACCACCTCCGAGTAAAGGAGAATTATGAAAGCACAAATTACAAAAATTGACGCACAACAAAGTCAGAAGACAGGACGGACAGCGTATCTAGTATGTTTTAAGTGTGAAGACGGCAAGTCACGAACCAGTTGGGTTGATACCGGCTATCGGAATTACAGCCATTGGGACGGATTGCTAAGAGTAGGGAACGACCTAGATAACCTAGTCGTAAAAGGTAATTATATCGACGCCGACTCATATCCTACTAAAATAAGAAAACCAGAAATTGAAGAACCAGAGGAGACAGCAGAACAAACTAAATTATTTTAAGGAGAGGTATGGGGGCAAAAACACAAACAACAGCAGAATTAGTTGAACAACACCAAGAAGAACTAAACAAACTCTATGAAGAGCAAAAACTAATTACTGACACAATTAAGACCAGAATTGAGAAACTAAAAGAGTTAAGAATAAAAAACGAACGAGAGACAAGACCAATCCAAGTTACCGACCACGCCGTTATTAGATATTTAGAGAGGGTGGAAGGCGTAGACATTGAGGAGATTAAGAAGAGAATCGTTCCTCCTCGCACCGAAAACTGTATTAGAACTCTGGGGTCGTTTGACGAAGACAAGAAAGAAGAATATAACCTAGGTGGGTTTAATATCGTAGTTAAGAATTTCAAGGTAATAACAACATTTATCGAAGGAGGGGGAGAATGATACCGGCATTTCCAAAAATATTCGCAGTAGGTAGCGACTTCATTTCAAGAATCTTTACTGGAGAGGTAGAGGTTACAGAAAAAATTGACGGCTCACAATTCGGGTTCGGAGTCGTCGCAGATGGTGAACTATTCGTTCGGTCTAAAGGAGCAAGAATCTGGCCGGAGACACCACAAAAAATGTTCAAACAGGCAACTGACTATGTGTCAGAACTATTTGAGCAAGGCAAACTAGAAGAGGGTATTTTTTATTACGGAGAATGCGTGGATTCACCAAAGCACAATGTTCTCAAATACGAAAGAACTCCTAAACACAACATTATGATTTTCGGGGTCTGTGATAATGGACACTTTATTTCAGAGTATGACAAACTAAAAGAATACGCTGACGTCCTAGACCTTGAGACCGTTCCGTTATTATTCAAAGGTAAGATTGAAAATCCTACAATGCTTCTTGACCTACTAAAGACACCTAGTGTGCTTGGCAAGGTTGAGACCAAAAATGGGGAAGTATCTATCGAAGGCGTAGTCGTCAAAAACTACAACGAGCCATTCCTCCTTGGTGGACAACCTATCGCAATAATGATGGGTAAATATGTCTCTGAACAATTCAAAGAAGTTCATAGAGAGAACTGGAATGCTGAAAATACCGTTAGAGGGAAGTTCGACGTCTTCAAGGAGAGTTTTAGAACTGAAGCAAGATGGGAAAAAGCAATCCAACATCTAAGAGAAAGAAATGAGTTAGAGAATGAGCCAAGAGATATTGGCAAAATCCTAGCCGAAATCAAAGAAGACATCTTGGAAGAGGAGTCAGAAAACATTAAGACCTTCCTTTTCAACGAGTTCAAAGGCGAAGTATTGCGTGTTGCGACTCGTGGCGTCCCAGAATGGTATAAACAAAAGTTAATTGAAAACAGTTTCGAGGGGGTAGAAAGTGAAACAGCAGGAAGTATTGCTTCTTAAAGGACTACCGGCAAGTGGCAAATCAACATTCGCAAAACAATTAGTAGACAAGTTCGGGTGGAAACGAGTAAATAAAGACGATCTTAGAGCAATGATGGACAATTCCAAGTGGTCTAAGTCAAATGAGAAGTTCGTGAAGGATATGAGAGATTATCTTATCCTTCTAGCACTCGACGAAGGTAAGAACGTAGTCGTCGACGATACTAACCTAGACGACTCTCACTTCAAGAGAATCTCTTGGATTGTGAAGCAAAGATTCGGAGACAAGGTAATTGTGACTGAAGACGACAGTTTCTTGAAAGTTCCGGTCGCAGAATGTATCAAAAGAGACCTCAAACGTCAAAATTCAGTTGGTAAAGACGTGATTATGCGTATGTATAACCAATATGTTAAGCCAAAACTGGAGCAATATGTGCCAAATACTGATTTAAAGAAGGCAATATTGTGCGACATTGACGGAACTATCGCAAAAATGGGTAAAAGGTCGCCTTATGATTGGGAAAAGGTCGGTATAGACCGTGTAAATGAGCCAATTCTGGAGATTTTATCAAGATTTGTCGGTTATCAGCACGAAATCATAATGTTATCGGGTCGAGACGGTTCTTGTCGTGAAGCAACTGAAAACTGGCTAATTGATAATAATGTGCCTTTTGACCAATTACTTATGCGAGAGGCCGGTGATAGCCGAAAAGACGCAATCGTCAAAGAAGAGTTATTTAATCAGCACGTAAAAGACAAATATAACGTCCAATTTGTCCTCGACGACCGGAATCAAGTGGTCGAAATGTGGAGAGACAAAGGATTAACTTGCCTACAAGTGGCTGAAGGAGATTTTTAGATGGGACTGTTTAGAAGAGAGCATTTACCGAGAATCGCTTTTCGTGAGCAAAGGAACGGCGTAAAGCATTATTACGTTGAAACGTGGAGTTGTTACGAGTCCGGTTGTATGTATTCGCAAGAAAGTCCTACTACAACCTCTCTAAAACAAGCCCAAAAATGGTTAAAAGAGATTTCTGACAAAGAAATTGTAAGAGGAGGAGTATTGTGATGTTATTTCCAGACGAAGCAAAAGAAGTTGCCGAGTTGATGGTTCACGAATCAGAAGACGAGGTTAAAGTATTAACAAAGGTAGTTGTTGGTTCGAGGCTTCACGGCCTCGCCAACGAAAATTCTGATTGGGATTATCGGGGCATTCATATCTCACCGTTGAAGAACGTCCTAAGCCCATTCAAAAAACAGAAGAACACAACTTGGATTGAAGGCGACGAAGACAACACTTCGTATGAACTAGCCGACTTTTGTAAACAAGCGACAAAGGGAAACGCTACGATCTTGGAGGTATTCTTCTCTGACCAAGTAATTGAGACAAGTCCTATAATCGACGAAATGAGAGAGAACTGGACTAAATTTATGGACACTCACCATTTTGTCAACGCCTCAAGAGGTTACGCACACAATCAATGGAACAAGTTTTATAACTTTGAAGACGTTGGTGTAAAAGGACAGGAACGAACAGCAAAATTTGCCGTCGCCTTCCTTCGTGTAATGTGGCAATGTGAACAGTTCCTATTAACCGGAGAGTTCAAATGTAATTTGGACGAATGCGATTTTAAGGATTTGTTACTAAAAATTAAGCCATTGTCAGTAGCCGAGATTCAACCTTATTTGCCAGAGATAGTCGCAGCAATGAGTGATATGAATAATCGTGTCGCAGTTGCAGAGGCTAAAAGTGAATTTAAGGAAATGAAGCCAGATATTGAGTGGATTGAAGATTTCATTCACAAGGCATACACAGAACCGATGTGTGAAGGTTGCTAAAATGGCAAGAGGCACGAAAGACGTAAATTGGGGAGCGCCAAAGCATATTCAAATGGAATATATTGGCGAAATTGACCCTCCGGAAGAAGTAAAAGGCAACAAACGATCTCTTAGTAAAAAGAACAAGAAGTGTAAATTTTACAAGGGAGAACACCAATTCGAAGTAGTTAAAGAAAGAGAATATTTTAATGGTCGCATTGTTAGAGACTTGGAATGTAAGTGCGGTAAGAAAGATTATTTCTTTAGTTAATTATAGGTAATAAACGAGAAAGGACTTGAAACATAGTCCTCTTTCGTGTAAGACTTATATATAGGCACAATGAAAAATTTAGGGGGTTTTAAGGCGTTCCTCCAACAATAGAAAACGAAAAAAAATGTCTTCCAAAATTTAGGACAGTATCAGCCGACCAACATATTCGCTAAAAGTGGCTGTAAAAGGGGCAGAGCCTAATAAAAAGAAGTGGGATAAAGAATAATACTAAGTATGAGGTAGTGTCTTATACGGTTGGGGGCTTTATCTTGGTCATAACACTTCTAGCATTTTTCTACACATAGAACTATTAAGTTACCGCTCAAGTGATATGTTGGGGTAATCCCCTATCGTGCCTACTGGTTAGAAACTGTGGATAACTTATTAAAATAAGGGTATAAAATAGTGTTGACAGGTATATACCGAATACTTTATACTTAATATATACATATAGCACATTGTAAATTATTTGATAGGTGCGCGGGGATTAGGCTAAAGTATGCCGCCGTCTTCGGTGACGGAAGTTAGAGCTTAACGAACTCTATCCCTGCACACCTGTTAACTAAGCCTAATAGGGGGGAACTAAGTTATTCGCGTAGTCGGTAACGGAGTCTTCAGAGTAAGAGGGAACTTTGAAACAAAACAAGGGAATCTCTGATGTAGCTTAAAAAAAGGAGCAAAAAATTAGTAAGAACCGAAAAGTCTATCTAGTATTATTTTTAATATTAGTGACACTCGTAGGAGGTAGACTAGTCCAAGCCCGACAAATCAGACAAGACAACTTGGAAAGACAAGTAAAGACTCTACAAGAACAAGTAATTCAGCTCTCGCAAGAGAATGAAGCACTAAACGAAAAAAACAAGCAACTTGAAAACGAACTAAAAACAAAACAGGAAGAAAACGAAAAGCTGAAACAAGCGAAGGCCTCAAATGTGCGTCTCGCCTCGGCTTCTGGTAATTGTGAAGTATATCGACCAATAGTCGCTAAATACGATTGGGAAGTAGAAACAGCAATGTTAGTAATGGACAAAGAGTCCGGCTGTGTTCCCACAAAAATATCGTCTACACAAGACCACGGTTTGTTCCAACTGCACCAAGAACCGATCTATGACCCCGAAGCAAATGTCGCTCGCGCCTACCAAAAATATGTTCGTGCGAGACGTGGCGTTCGTAACTGGTCAGCGTGGTATGCGGTGTGTAGCCCAAGCCTTCAGCCGATTTACGGTGGAGTCAAATGCTCCTCGTAGGTATCTGGGTATTATCTTTTTTCTTCGTTTATAGAGTCTTAGGCACATATCAAACAAAATAAAACAAATATTGGACAAACAAAAAACGCTTCACTCGTCAGTTTCGCGCGAGCTGACAGTCCAAAAACAAAAAGTGAGGGGAAATGAATAAATTAGAAGTAGTCACAACTATCGCAACAGCACTATATTGGTTCGCTGTGTCCTTTTGGGCGATATATGTGTCTTTTTTTTATGGACTTATCTGGTCAGCAATATTCTTCGGACTAATGTATATCCCTTATCTAAAATTGATTAAATGGATATTGGAGGACGAAGATGTTTAAGCCGGGGTTTTACACAATCAAACAAGTCGAGAATCTTTTGCGGGGGGCAAAATTTACCGACAAGCGTAGAAAATTAGTCAAACAAGTAAATGAAGGGACAAAAAAGCCAGAGTTCGTTCCCGTTTACGAAGAAATAAAAAGAAACATTCGAATCCAGTCCGTTGAACAACAAGGTTCTTGGACACAAATTCAACTAAACAACGGTATTAAAATAAAGATTAAAAACTTTTAGGAGAGAAAATGAAAATCGCACTTATCATTTTGTTCACAATGAACGCATTATCAGCAATGTATAATATCGACCGACCACGAGAGGCAAAGCCCTATGGTTTCACGGCAGGATTCATTGCAGCAGTAATTTATCTAGTCTTAATTTACGGAGTTATAAACTGGCTATGATAAAAAATGTAGACGAAAAAGGAAAGGTAATCTCGGTTCTGGCAGAGTGTCCGAGATGTCGTCGTAGAATACCTGTTCCTAAGAAATTTAAGTTCACTTCAGTAGCAACTGTCCACGCTTGCGCCTTCTGTGGATATACTAAGCCTACGATCAAAAAGCCAAGCAAAAAGCGTCTGAAGATACAGTTAAAAAATTTATTGAGGGGTATTTAGCTGAAGTCAGCTTTGCGGGGGAGTTCGAAATTCCCTGCACAGGTGGCATTAGCCAAGTAAGTTCACAACGTCCACTTAGGGGGTGACGACGTGGCCAAGCGTAAGAATAAGGGGAAGCAAGTCCGTAAGAAGGACGACCACCATTTCTACTGGCCGAAGAAGCTCTACAAGAAGTTGGGTATCAAGAACGAGCCAATGACCCTGCCTTATGACCTTCACCACAACTACCACGGCCACTTTATGTCGAGGTGTAAGAAGGCTCACGAGCGCAAGTGTCTCATTGGTCGCTGCGAGTTCCAAGCAATATGCTGTTATTTCCGTCGTTTTGAAAACTATGGAGAGGTGGTGATTTAATTGGATTCGATTGAGCCTATTTGTTGTCGAGAATGTCGCGAGACGACGCCCGAGAAGTATTATGGGTGTGAAGCGCCGTGTCTGCCATACCGCAAGTTGGTAGCAGAACGAGCAGAGCGTTCAGTCCGTGACGCTTCGGTTGCGTCCGTCAAGGCTATCTCGTCAAAGGTGGACGACGAGGAGGGCAGTTGTTGAGACTGATGTCTTGGCAGGTCTGCCACCAAATCGGGGGGTCTCCGGTAACTAGGATAACAGCCTAGAAGCCGGGGGTTGCCCCCCGACCACCAAGGGGAGTCGGCGAAGGTGGTGAGTCGCACCGGACTGTAAATCCGGCGCCATTGGCTTGGTAGGTTCGAATCCTATGCTCCCCACCAAGGGGTCTTAGTGATAACGGTTAGCATTCCTCTCTTGCACAGAGGAGGTCTGGGTTCGATTCCCAGAGATTCCACCAAGGGCGTGAAAGGTTGAGGGTTGATAGTTTACTGTAAAAGGTAAACTGGATTCCACACGTGGGTTCGATTCCCACCACGTCCATCAAAATTTTACTCTCGGCTAGAGGCACTAGCTATTAAAAGCCGTCGGGAGGTTAAAGGGCGAGACAAATCAACAAAATCGTCACCGTGGGGACTCATAATCCTAGGCGACTCCCCACGGCTCAAGGAAGGGTGTCGGAGTGGTTTATCGAGGCAGTCTTGAAAATTGTTGGCGCTCGCAAGGGCGTCCGTGGGTTCAAATCCCACTCCTTCCTCCAATGCTTCTTTAGTTCAGTTGGTTAGAACGCATACCTTGTAAGTATGATGTCCGGGGTTCGACTCCTCGAAGAAGCTCCATCGGGACAGTCAGCTAACGGTTAGGCTTCTGCTTTGTGAAGGCAGCCATTTGGGTTCAAATCCCAACTTCCCGACCATCGCGGAGTGGTGGAACTGGTATACACGCAGGTTTTAGAAACCTGTGGCTTCGGTCTTGAGAGTTCGAGTCTCTCCTCCGTGACCATATTCTCGAGTCGTCTAAAGGTAGGACACCGGCCTTTGAAGCCGTGAATGGAGGTTCGAGTCCTTCCTCGAGAGCCAATAATGCTAAGTAATTCAATGGTAGAATACCCGACTGTTAATCGGGGCGTTACAGGTTCGAGTCCTGTCTTAGCAGCCAAATATCTCTCCTTAGTGTAACGGTTAACACACCGCCCTGTCACGACGGTAGTCGGAGTTCAAGTCTCCGGGGAGGGGCCAATAAAGGAGAATAGTGCCAATGGTTAGCACGTCGGTCTCCAAAACCGAAAGTCTAGGTTCGAATCCTAGTTCTGGCGGGGTAGAGAAGTGGTATCTCAACTGTCTCATTAACAGTTTATCGCAGGTTCGATTCCTGCCCCCGCTACCAATTTCAGAGTGTAGCGTAGTTGGTCAGCGCGCTGGTCTTGGAGTCCAGAGGTCGCAGGTTCGATTCCTGCCACTCTGACCAAAATCTAAAGAAAGGAGGGGAAAACTATGTCAGAAGAAAAGTATGTTCAAATGATTAACCCAAGTGGTATTCAAATGGGCGTAGCAGAACATCTAGTCGCAGAACGAACAAGACAAGGATTTACACTAGTTGAAAAATCTAAGAGTCAACAACGTCGTGAAGCGGTTATGGCTGAAGCTGAAGTTGAGGAAGTTGAGGAAACTGAAGTTCCAACTGCTGAAGAAATTGACGAGATCGAAACTGCTATTGCAGAAGGCGACCGTGAAGAAATCGAAGCAGAACTTGCAGACCAAGGCACAACTCTAGTAGTAGAAGAAGCACCAGTCCTAGAAGTTAAAACAGCACCAAAAAAGAAATAGGAGAGAATGAAACTTGAGAAAACGATTGTCCTAGGAGATGTTCACGGAGAATATGTCGACAGGATAACGTGGGATATAGCCAAACAGATTGTCCGAGATGTGAAACCGGAACGGATAATCCTTAATGGGGATTTCATAGATTTCTATGGTGTCTCTAGGTTTGACAAAGACCCTAATCGAGCTTTATCGCTCCAAGACGAAATAGACTACGGCAACCAACTATTATCAGAGTTGCGTTCGGTCGCTAAAAAAGCCCAGATTATCTGGGTAGAAGGCAACCACGAGGCTCGACTCCAAAAGTATTTATGGAGCAAGGCTGCCGAGCTATCAAGTCTAAGGTCACTCACGATAGAAGAATTATTCCGGTTAGAAGAACGTGGTATCGAATACGTGCGTTCTAAGGGCAGAAGCGCCTACACAACCGTTGGCAAGATAATGATTGGTCACTTCGACGTCGCCCTTGCGAACTCTTGTGCGTCCGAGAAGAAACTAGTCCTAAAATATGCCGAAACGGTTATCCAAGGACACACTCATAAACTAGGTAAATTCTACAAGACATTCGGAGACGAAGAGAAAACGGTTGTGGGAGTGGGAAGCGGTTGTCTATGTGGTTTAGACCCAGAGTATTGTTCTGACCCAGATTGGCAACAAGGATTAGTCCTTATTACTAAAGTAGTCGACGAAAACCGTTACTTTATTCAAGACATTCCGATTATCGGACATAAGACGCTATTCAATAACAAAATCTACAATTAGGAGAGAATATGAAAGTCTTTGTAACAACAATAATGTTAGTTCTATGTCTAGGAATTGTAACTCCGGCTATCGCTGCTACTAGTGTGAGACCGAGTATGCCCGTAAGGACTGCTCCAGTCGCACCAAGAACAACAACGCCGTCAGTCCCAAGGACGACGACACCAAGAACAACAACACCTAGGACGACAACGCCTAGGACAACAACTCCACGAGTAACAACACCAAGAACCCCGAAGGTAGACGTTAAAACTGGTAGAACATACACAGGTTATCGAGCGCCTTCAACAGTCAGATATGATAATTCATTCTGTAACAACTGGTTCACATATTGGATTTTATTCGGTTGGATTTGGAACGATAAAAATGAAGAGGAGAGAAAATAATGTTTAATTTGTTGGTAACAAACGCAGAACTAAAAGAACAAGTAGAAATGCTTGAAGCCGACGTTGAGAGAGCAGAGTCAATCAACGAGAGACTTGAAGAAGAGCTACGAGATGTTAAACAAGCTCATAAAGACGAAGTTAAAGATTTAACTACGGATTATGACAACAAAATCAAAGATATGGAAAGAGACGCTGCAATTAAGGCTTCAAAGATTGAGCTAGAAAAAACTAACGCAGTTAATAAGGCAAATCAATCAGCAGCAGAGGCTCAAAAAGAAGTTCAAATGCTTCGAGAAATGGTAGACCTATCTGGCGATATTTACGACGTAAAAGACCTAGTTACTGGACTACTAAACAAACTACCAGAAGTCAAAATTGACACTCTAGCAGTTTCAGCAGGAGCAAAAAAAGAAGGTAAGTAATGGATTTCTGTGTCCCGGAGTTCTGGGCTAAAGAAATGCTAATGGCTAGAGAGGAAGCAATGGCTTTTGCAACAGTATCACCATACGCGCAAGGCTCGTCTAACACTCTTCTAAAATACCTTCAAGACCGGTATGACCTTTTACAAATCGACCAAGAGCAGCAAATGCACACTCACGGTTCAATCTTCAAAATTACTGGCAAATGCCCCTGCGGTTGTGGTTTTCAACAACACGCGTTCCACGTATTTGACCTTGGTATCGAAGCGATTGAGCGCTATGTCCGGCAGGCCTTGGGACATACCCAAAGATGTCGAGACTGTGGTTATCCGATCGCCTTTACAAACAGGGATTTCCAGTATAACCGACAGATGGCTTATCGGGACGACAAGGCGGTAATGTATCAAACGGCAACGGGCGTTGCAATCGAACAAGAAAGAATGGCCGAGCAACAAAGAAAATACCAAGAAGAGATGTCTGCTCTTATAAATAAGGCAATGGACGTTCACTTCGACGAAGTATATAAGATGGGTATCTTCGAGGAAAAAGAAGAAGAAAAGCAACTTTATACTTATGACGGAGAGAAAATTGAGAAGTATGAAGAGCAAGAGGTTGATTCAAAAGAGAAGTATAGACGACAAGCAAAATTACACAATTATCTAAAGAGGAGAAGAAATGGCAACAGCGAAAAAAGCACCTGCAAAGGTGGACAAAAAAGACAAACGAATCAAATCCCTCGAATCGGCTATTGTCCAGTTCCAAGTTAAGGTAGACGAACTGTCTTATGACAGAGACTACTACTCACGAGAACTAGAAAAAGCGAACCGAACAATCGGGGAATACAAAATGAAACTTGATTATCTTCAAGGTTCAAGGGGAGCAAGGGAAGAGCAAATGTCTATGACAAATAGAGATTACTTCCACCTACTACGAGTTTATGCACAAGACCCAACATTAAGAGCCGAGGCAGCACGGATTGAACGTGGCGAATGCGGTGGCTATAACAATAGGTGTTTCTAGTGGCTAAACGAGTAAAAGCACCAAAAATCGAACCAGTAGTTGAACACGGTATTTCAGTAGACCAAGTTCAAGACGCATTCGAGGATTGGAAGAAGAATCATTATGATATGGACGCAGGTAGTGAAGCTCACCTTTCAAGAGTTTTAGACCAAGTTCACGAATCAATCAATGTCAGATACCGAAATGGTCAACACGAACACGGCGGTAAACTCTGGCAAAAACCGGGGGCATTAGACAACGCAATTCAAGAAGCGACCGATACTCTTGTCTACTTGATTACCCTTAGAGAACAATTACAAGGATTAGTTGCACCTGCCGGTTCACGACTAATCAACGACCCAGAAATACAAGGGGACTAGATGTCTAATTGGGACGAGTTCTTAGCGAAAGCTGACGATGGTGAGGTTTTCAGAATGGTTGGAGAGAAAATAACCTTCAACGGAAGCCTCACTCTCGCCCAAAAAACCCAAATGACTCAAGCTGTTTGGAAGAGGTATAAATACTTCAAGGACAACCGTCAAGCAAAGATATTCGAACCTGCTCTCGACCCTAATTGGTGGATTGTAGAGGAGGAGAAAATCCCAGAACCGACACCGCAACTTAAACAGGAAAAATTGATATGACCGATTTTAATCAAAGTAGAGACTTGCATTGTGCAGCATACTTCAAAGACGGTCGATGTCCTAAATACAGGTATGAGCGGTTTTGTCCGCTAACGGTTGGAAAGTTCAAAGGGTATCACGTTTGTTGTATGGCAAAAGAAGGCATACCCGGAGGGGTAGAGTTAAACAACGATAGGGGAGAAGAATGGCTAGAAAAGCCGATTACTTATCAAGACTTGCTTATTCGCTGATTTTCGTCGGAGAAGACGGGAAAGCGGCAACACATCATTTTCGAGCGAAAAACGCGTTATTGCGTCTGAACCGTGCTGAAAATAATGAAAAGTGGGTCAAAAAATCGGTTAGAGTTCGCTACCTTCGAGATGTAGAAAACATTGTTGATTATGTAACGGAAGCTGACCTTAAAAGAGCCTTAACGACTCTGACAGAAGAATCACTATTAGAACACGTTTACGGAGACGGAGGCAAGTGGTGAAAAAGGATAGATATATTGTTAGGAAATATATTATGGCTAATTCTGCAATAGAGGCAATAGAGCTTGAGAAAGAGTCACCAGTCCACGATGTATGGATTGACGAAGACTATAAGAACGAACAAAGAAGAGAGTTGGCAAGCTGTATAGGATTCGCAATGAGTTCAGAGGAGGAAGAATGATAGGAGTATGTTTACCAACTAGGGGTTTAATCAACTCCCGAACAATGGAAAATGTCCTTGGTAATTTGAGTGTGCTTGAATCGGAAGACCGCAAGTTTATTCTCTTTACTCACGACTCACCGTTACCAGATTGCCGAAACGAACTTGTCGCAAGGGCGTTGGCAATGGGGGCAACTAAGATTTGGTTTGTAGACGACGATATTGTTCCTCGCGTCGGGTGGTTAAATAGTGCAATCGCACTAAATCAGCCAGTTGTCGCAGCCGACTATTATATGCAAACAGGGACGAAAGCAGCAGGAGAACAGGGCGACTTCAAATACGCAGGGTTCGGCTGTATCTTAATCAACGCAGAGGTTTTCGAGCAACTCGAAAAGCCCTACTTCAGAACAGATATTGCCTTAATTGAACAGAACGGCAAATATGAGTGGAAGAAGGTTAAGAGAGATTGGGGTGGTGAAGATGTTTATTTCTGTAAACTCCTTCACGACAAGGGCATTCCGCTAACAATGCTAGAAGATGTCAAACACTTGCGAACCCGTAATTGGGGAGGTAAATACCTCAATAACGGCACTCACGAGATTTATGCACTCGATAAGGACGGAGAGAAGAAATGATTTTTAGAAGAGCAACAAAGGAAGACTTAATCGCCGGAAAGAAATTATCAGCCGTCTTCGACGATAATGGTAAATTTCTAGGGCAAGTAGTAATGGAAGACAATGGCAAAGAAAAAACCCGTAAAACTGTCGTCAGTCAAGGACAAAGTCTGGGGAAACTTTAGTAAGTATATCCGAATGAAGTATGCCGACCACAGGGGCTATGTAACCTGTGTCACCTGCCAAGTTCAGAAACCTTGGAAAGAAATGCAAGCAGGACACTTTATTCCGGGAAGACACAACGCAGTTCTTTTTGATGAGAGAAATGTTCACCCTCAATGTGTCGGTTGTAACGTCTTCAAACACGGCAACCTAATCCCATACTACCGCTATATGCTGTTTTACTACGGTCAAGCAGTCATAGACGAACTAGAAGAATTAGACAAATCCTCGCAGTCATTTACGATCGACGAGCTAGAACAATTAAATAAAGAGATTCTAGCCAAAATCAAAGAGCTAGAATAAAAAAAAGACACCCGATTGGGTGTCTTTTTATATGTAAAAGGGCGGAGGAGTTACCCTATTTACCTTCGAATGTCTTTTTGACAATGTTGCCAAAAATTGAAAGGAATGTTGCAAGTAGAGTTAGACCGATGGTCTTAAAATCTACTCTGCCAGTTTGGATTTGAGCAGCGATTAAAACTAACTGCGCTCCGACGATTCCGCCGAATGTGTATAATCCACCTCGTAATGAAGCGATTATTTCAGTCTTGCTAATCTCACCTTTTGGTGAAGGTGTCTCAACCTTTGGTTGCTCAACAACTACTGGTGGAGTTGGAGTAACTGGTGCAGGCTCTGGCTGTGGAACTTGTGGTTTTTCTGCCGGTGTCTCTACTGGAGTTACTGGTTTTGGTTGTTCAACTAGTCGTGGTTCAACGTATGCAGAATCACAAGATTTAAGAATAGCAGCCGCTAATGCCTTGCCACCTTTT